ACACTTTAGGTTGGGCACACAACCCCAGAAAAACTAAAACATCAGAAACTGTTGAAATTATCTTTGATAATGGCGGAAAGTTAGAATGTACTCCAGATCATAAAGTACTTCTGCGCTCTGGAGAATGGATTCAAGCAGAGAACTTAAAGGTTGGCGATGATTTGATGCCTTTCTATCGTGAAAAACCAGACACCACACATAATAATCTTATAAGCGGTCAATTCCCAAGAATATTTACATTTAATAACGGTTGGGTTACAGAAAGACAACTTGTTGATGAATGGCGTACTGGTAAACCTATAGAAAAGTATCAATCAATTAATTTTTACACAAGATTAATCAACCAAGGCATGTCAATGGACAATATTATTGCCATGGTCGAAGAAACTTGGATAACAGTTAAAGCAAGATTAAAGAAAGCCGGTTTCACCTACCAAGAACTTAAATACCTTGCAAAGAATAAAAGCGATAGAAGAAAAATAATTGGAAAATTTAAAGGAATTAAACAAGATGTTTATGATTTGACAGTTGAAGAACATCATAATTTTGCAACAGATCACACCATTGTTCACAATTGTCAAAAAGATGAATATGGAAATGTTTTAAAAATAGAAGTTGAAAATGATGATGTAAAAAAAGAAGTTGAATTTTTGCTAATGTCTAGACAAATGCTTAACTTCAATAAAAGAATATGGGCAGATTTTAAAAGCCTCTTGCTATATGGAGATTTATTTTACGAACTTGTTACAGATCTTGATTCTCCCAATGAAGGTATTTTGAAAATTCAAAGACTTCCTCCTGAAAGTATTTATCGGATTGAAACAACTAAAGGAAAAGTTATTGAATTCCAACAATCAAAAGAAGGACCAGATTATCAATCATTGGTTCGTGCGCCCGTAACAGTGGCTAGCGATCAAGAAATTCAAATGGCAACCGCAATTAGGTTTGCTCCAGAACAAGTCGTCCATGTGAGAATTAATGAGGATAGAAGGCAATTCTATCCATATGGCAGTTCAATTGCTGAGCCAGCCAGAGGACCAGCATATCAATTAAGATTGATGGAAGACAGTATGTTAACATATCGTCTTGCCAGAGCGCCTGAAAGAAGAGTGTTTTATATCGATGTAGGTCAACTTCCCGGATTCAAGGCAGAAGCATTCATTGAAAGAATGAAAGATCAATTCCGTAAAAGAAAAATTAGCTTAAATCAAAATGGATTTTCTGGATCTTCTTCTGTTGAAGAAAGATACCAACCACCAGCAGTTGAAGAAGACTTCTGGATTCCAACAAGACCAAATTCAAATACTAGAGTTGAAACTCTTCAAGGTGCTCAGAACCTTGGTGAAATTGATGATGCCATTTATTTTAGATTAAAACTAATGACTGCTCTCAATTTTCCTAAGAATTATCTAAATGTTGACGATCCAGCACAAACCAAGATTACTTTGTCTTCACAAGACGTAAAATTTGCAAGAACTGTTGAAAGATATCAATCTTCTTTGGAAGATGGAATTTATGAAATAGCACAAAGACATTTACATATGCGTGGATTTCCACCTGAAACATATGATGACTTGAAAATAAATATGACTCCTCCAAGCGAATGGAGAGAACTAAGTAGAGCTGAAATTGTCAATAATAGAATTCAGAATGTTACAACGCTTAAATCTGCTGGGATAATTAGTGATTATGACTTAATGCGATTTTGGATGCATTATACAGAAGAAGAAACAAAAGATATGCTTGCTAGGATTAAGTTGCAAAAACTTGAAGATGCGAGATTGCAAGTATTGCAACAAAACCCACAACTTCTTGGTGTTGGTATTCCTTCACAAGATGACGAACAAGTTGGAGCAACAGATAAAGGACCAAATAACCAACTTGAAGTCCCAACAGAAACAACTCCTGAAGCTCCTCTTGATCCTTCCGCTCCTACTGGAGCAACATCACCCGAAATGGGATCTTCAGCGCCATCTACTTCTGGTGGAGCACCTCTTCCAGAACCAAAAGAAGAAGATATTGAAAAATATGACCTTGGTATTAAAGACTACGCCAGCGAAGAAGACAACGAAAGCCAAGATTATAGCATAGAATAAGGTGACTCATGAGCGAAGAAGATTATGAAGACATTGAAGAACAAGAAGAAACAAAACTTCATGGAGAATATGTTTGGGATGGTCGTCAATTAACAAGCGCAGATAGCAATGTTGATGATTCTGGTGGTCATCAAGGATATTTTCTTCAACAAATTATTAGTGAGTTATATGAAGACACAATTGAACTCGCAAAAAATGCAAAAGAACATCTAGAGACATTGCCAGAAGATCAGTTAACAGTCGATCAAGAAGATTTTTTAGAAAAGTTTAACATAAATGTAAAAGATATTGGCAATAATGATCATGGGTTTAATCCAGATGAATTTCAAAGTTTTTTGAGGGAATTAGAAACAGTTGATCCATCTTCTTATAATAAGTTTAAAGAAGATAACGCAAAGACAATTAAAGGGTTAAAAAATCCTGTTCTTTGGGGTTGTGAAAAAGGAAATATTGTTGTTAGACAGAATAGTTTTGAACTTTGTGGATGGGAACAAAGTAAAGCGAAAGATATTTTAGAAATTGTTGATGAAATTGTAGGTCGTGATACTGCTAGCCCTACAACAAGTTTAGACATATATGATCATAATTTTGACAAAACATATCATACTACTGTCGGTGAATTACAGTCTGGAGAAAAACCTCAGAATATTATTCCGAGTGCATTAAAGACAAAATCAAACATCCATATTCCTTGGGATAGAAGTATGTTGCAAGGTGACAACAACAATTTTACTAAATTTAAAAATTGGATTAAGTTAAGAGAAGGAAGGAATTAACCACCCATATTTGGTGGTAAATTATTTGCCCTATCCAAAATTCCTGTTTCTTGTGCTAATCCCTTGTCTTCTTCATCGTCTTTATTCTCTTCTTCAAAATTTTCAATCTCTCGTTTCAAATGTTCATCTCTAATTTCTTCAACAAATTCTTTAGTCACATCAACAAATTTTTTAAAATAATTTGGATTTTCTAAAATAAAACCAATGATAGTTTTTAATCGATTAACTTTTTTTTCCATTTTTGACGGAACTTTTTGTTGATTTTGATCAAAATTTTCCTTAAATCCAAATCTTTGATTAATAAAATCTGTAAATGTTTGCATGTTTACCTTCTTTTTTTAAATGCTTCTGCATAGATATGAGTTAGGATTCAAAAAAATTCTCACTTTATGTTATTTAACATTGTTTTTTTTGGGGAGTAAAAAATGAAGAGAAAACTCATCGATTATGATGTCTTCAAGCAGATTGAGCGCAAGTTTCTCCAGACAGCTGAAAAAGAATTAAATGAAGCTGCTGATGCTATTGCCAAAGCTCTTGATAAAGACAATATTGCTTTGTTTGGTATCACTGAAAATGAAGCTACTTTTGCCACTGATCAAGGTACACTTGTTCACGCAACTTATATCATAGATGATTCCAAGCTTTTGCTTGAAAATATCGAAGAATTGGTTGTTGATGAGACTTCTCAAATTAATGAAGGCAAAAATATCATTGATAGAATGGTTGATTCCATTCTTGATGATAACAAAGAAAATGCAAGTGATTTGTTTTCAAATTACTTTAGCCTTCCTTACATTCGTGTAAATCTTCAAGAAGGTGTAATCAACGAATCTAAGAGGCATAAAGGCAAGATGCCTCCTCAGCTTGCAGCCTATCTCAAGAAGAAGGCAGCCAAGAAAGGCAAAAAAGGCAATAAAGGCAAGAAAGATGACAAACGTGAAGAATTAGTCAAAAAGCATTCTTCAAATAAGATGGCATTTATTGCTAAAAAAGCTAATGCTAAGGTTGTTAAAGAATGGGCAACTGTTTCCAAGAATGTTCTTGACTATGTTGATTTTAGGACTTTTGGCGCTCCAACTTTGAGCGAAACTGTTAAAGACAAGCTTGGTAATGTTATTACTGTTGCTATTCCTCGCTCACAAATTAAGAATGAAGCTAAGATTCTTTCATTCAATTGGAAGACGCTTAATACAGATGTAATGCACCAAAGAGATCTTATGAGACTTCTTGCTCATAATGCTCACTGGGGTCTTGCTTGCAAAGACATGAAGAAGTGCAACGCTATGAGCGATTCATCTAAACTTCAAGAAACTATTGAAAATGTTGCAGCTGCTTTCCCAAGTGTTGTGTACCTTACTGAAGGTGAACTTGCTAGGCTAATTAGCGACACTTTAGTTAGAGAAAATGTAAAGAACTTTGATGATGATTCTTGTGTGTTCTTAGCTGAAGGTGTTCTAAGAACATGCTATGACACATATAAAGATAAAGTCAATCAGATCTTTAAAATAGCTGACATGTTTGAATCTGATAGTTACGAAGGCTTCAAGCATGCTTCTGAAATCATGGTTGATAAGCTTAACGAAGTTTCAAAGACCGAAAAGATGGCTTTTGAAGATACTTACAAAGCACTTAACAGTCTTGCAGGTCTTGCTGAACATTTCGGAGATGCTTCCATTAAGCACGAAATTGCTGGTTATATGGGCGATATTGAAAATGCGCTAACTGGCAAGAAAGCTTTCGATATTGATGTTCTTGAAGAAGCAGCTGCTATGCTTAAAGCTGCCGCTAATCTTCCTATGAGTGGCGATTGGCATGTGTCTGATAAAGTTGGTAACACTGTAACAGGTGATATCGAATCTATGTCAAGATACGGCAAAATTGACGGAAGTCCCGGCAAGTATGCTTCAACAAGATCACCATTCGTTAGTGATGGCAAATCTTACGACAAGCAAGGTGTTGAAGATCTTAGGAAGGGTTATTTGACTCATGATGGTTCTGATGTTTACCCAAATGTCAAGAATCCTTATGTTCCCAAGGCTGGCGATTATAAGATTCATGGAGAAAAGACTATTGATTCAGATAGCGATGTTCTTGGTTACAATGATGGTCCCGGAACTTGGGACAAGTTAAAAAATCCTTACATTCCTTCAAATGGAATGACATTGGCTCATAGTTTCAAACTGCTTAAAGGCAGCGAAAGGGGTTGATGTGAGTATGCTACTTGTAGATTGCTGTTCCAACGGCGGTATTCATATGAGTTTGAATGAGTCTGCAACTAGCGGACTCACCAGATTCCGTGGTAAATTTCAACAAGCCGATGAAATAAACAAAAACAACAGATGTTACAGTTATGATGTGCTAGACAAAAATATGCACGATTTAGTGGAATGCGTTAGCGCAAGAGGTTTGGTTGGTGAATTAGACCATCCCTCTGATTCCATTATTCACTTTGAAAAAGCTTCCCATGTCGTAACAAAATTATGGTGGGAAGGCAAGTCCTTGATGGGAGAAGGAGAAATTCTTAACACTCCACATGGTAAGATCCTCAAAGCTCTTATCAACGATGGTGTCCGTGTGGGAATTTCATCCAGAGGTGTCGGCAACGGGTCAACAAATGATAAAGGTATCTTGATGATCACAGAATCATACAAGCTCATTACATTTGACGCAGTTGCAGATCCTTCAACTTATCAGGCATTTCAAAGGAAAATTACTAAAGAAAATTATAATCCTAGTAATTTTTCCACAAAAAATGAAAGCAGAAGCATACATACTGTTAATAAGGACGCATTAATAGCTTGTTTAGGCGGGCTAATTAAGAATAAAACCAGTAATATAATAGGGAGACTGTGAGATGAACAAGATTTTCAATTCATTAAAGAAACTTCTTCCAGCAGAGCATATCAACGAAGTTGCTCAGTCTGTTAACGAGATGCTAGAAGAATCTAAGAAGGAAATGGAAGCTGAATATAATAAGAACTTAGAAGAAGCTTATATGCAGCTTACAAATGAACTTTCTCAGGCTGAAAAGACCGCCTACCATGGTTATAACGAAGCTTATGCTATCATTAATGACCTTCAGGAAAGAATCGGAACTCAGAAGGCTGAGTTTGAGAACGCTCTTGAAGAAGGTTACGAAGAAGCTTATCAGATGCTTCTTGCAGAAAGAAGCAATAAGAATAGCGTTGAAAGCGACCTATACGAAGAGTATGATGGTAAGCTTAAAGAAATGAAAGAATATATCGTTGACAAGGTTGACGAATTCCTTCAAGTCAAGGGTGTTGAAATTTACGAGCAGGCGAAGAGAGATCTTCTTGCTGATCCTCGTATTGTTGAACACAAAGTTGCACTCGATAAGATCGTTAACATCGCTTCTGATTACATCGCTGGCGATGAACAATTCTTCTCAACTTCCGGCAAGCTTGAAGAAGCTCGCAAGTCTACAGAAGATCTTAAGGGTCAGCTAAGAATCATGGAAGCAAGGAACATTCGTCTTTCAACCGAGAATACGAAGTTGAATGAAAGTGTTCGTAGAGCTTCTGAAGTCATTGGTGAACATCGTGTTGATCGCACAAGAAGAGTCATCAGTGAGCAGAAAGAGCGTGGTATGAAAGCAAGAGTTGCAAGCGGGAGAGGTCAGTTAGTAACTGAGAATGTTCAGGTTATTTCTGAATCAAACTCAGCGAATGTGGACAACGATCTTCTCGTTCTTTCAGGAGTCAAGAAATCTAAGTAAGTTTTATAATAAAGAAAGGTAACTACAATGAGTCTCAATTCAACTTATTTGAACGAAGCTAAAGAACTAGAGAGCCGTTGGGCAAAAACTGGTCTTCTCAGGGGTATCGAAGATACTCATACCCGTGCTGCAACCGCAGTGCTTCTTGAGAACCAACGCCTAATGCTCGAAAGAGAAAAGCTATTTAACGAAGTGTCAACCGACACCGCAGATGTCGCACAGTTCAAGAGGATTTCAATTCCTCTCGTGCGCAGAATTTACCCACAGCTTATCGCTAACAAGATTGTAAGCGTTCAGCCACTACTCGGACCAACTGGTTTGGTGTACTATCTCCGTTTCCGTTACTCCTCCAACAAGGGTAGAGTTCGTGGAGCTAGCAACAACGGTGGTTTCCCCGGAGACGATATTAATTCACTCCAGCAGCTTGCTGATGGTACTGCTAACCTCGATGTTTATTATTCTTCACAGTTTATTAACAACGAATCAACCAGCACCGATGCAGGCGCAGATGTTAATAGCGTATTCAGCCCACTTGAACACACTCCAATCCTCGCAGGCACCATCACTGGTACTGTCTATGACGGTTCAACCGCTGTTCAGACATTCGTTGTCTCTTCAAACGGCACCTTCAGCTTTACCGCAATCGGTTCACCTGCTAACAGAGCAACAGCTGGTAGCATCGATCTTACCACTGGCGAATTCACACTCACTTGGGATAATGCACCCGGCGCAAACCACTGCACAATCTCTTATGAGTACAATATGGAGTGCAATCAGGATCTTCCTGAAATCAATCTCGTAATTGAATCAGAAGATATCGTTGCTAAGACCCGTAAGCTCAAGGCTGTATGGTCTTATGAAGCACAGCAGGATCTCCGTAGTCAGCACAATCTTGATGCTGAAGCTGAGTTGACCGCTGTTCTTGCACAGGAAATCAACCTCGAAATCGACCGTGAAGTTCTCGGCGATCTTCGTAACAACGCAGGTACGGTTTCAGCTTGGGACTTCTCAACTGCAATCGGTCAGACCATCAAGGAAAAGTACGAAGCCCTTTATGTTAAGATCATCGAAGTTTCTAACGTCATCCACAGAAAGACCCTCCGTGGCGGCGCAAACTTCATCGTGACCTCACCTGAAGTTGCTTCAATCTTCGAAACAGCAACCGCTGGTTTCGCTCCTGCACCTTCTGAGACCTTCACAAGCTCACTCGGCGTTCAGTATGTCGGTACGGTCGCTAACCGTTATCGTCTATACAAAGATCCACTCTTCCCAAGCAACCAGTTGCTTATGGGTTATAAGGGCGACAGCTACATGGACAGCGGTTACTTCTACTGCCCATACGTTCCACTCACCCAGACCCCAGTTGTACTCGACCCAGAGTCCTTCTGCCCAAGACGTGGTTTGCTTGTTCGATACGGA